GTTGGAGCACTTGCAGAATGATCCGAGTCAATTGCATTGGCCACCTTCAACCCCATAGTGGCCATCTTTTCGCCTGGGACACCTGCGCCTAAAGAGATACGTAAAGGCTCTCCGGTAGTCGTTTCACGATGCCGGACGCCAGCGGTTCCCAAAGTACCCATGCCGACTTCCGTTTCGCTCATTTTCCCAAGCTTAGTCATTGCCTGTCGAACCAGTTGTTCAAAGGTTTTCTTGGGCTTGACGCCTTGGTTGTATACGGCTCTAACGTAATGAACCGGTTTTTTGGTCGGACGACGGGGCACTACTGGCACTCCTTTGCTAAGTGGTGCTTTATCCTCAAAGAAAGCGAACCATTTGCCAAGTAGCATTCCACACGAGCCGTTAGAAGACCGTTAGCCGCTCCGCTACGCATCGCTAACGCTTAACCCCTCCTCACGGTACCCACTGGACTCCAGTCGCCTCGCCAGCGGTCTCGCAGGCGTTATCGCTTTCTACCGAAGCAACCGCACCAAACTGCGAACCACCACAGCCGCCCCAGAGCGCTCAACCGTCAGCAACAGCGCCGAGCCATCGGCCTGCTCCAGGCGGTAGAGCAGGCTGCCGTCTGGCTGCCGGGTGGGCAATCCGCTGTCTAGGATCTGCTGCACCAGGGAATAGTCTTCTACGACGATGCCCGCCTGCTTGCGCAGCTGCTCCGCCAAGGTCTGCTCGTTGAAGACGACCACCGAGGCCTTTGCCCCAAGCTGCTCGGCCGCCGCCGATTCCAGGAGCGCCAGCGGGAAGCCGCCAGCCGGCTTGCGGTACCACTCGGCGAAGGCCTCGCCTTGCACCAGGTCGGCGATGGCCGAGCGGGCAACGACTGCCGGGGCGGCTTCGAGCTTGTCGACCAGGTGCTGGACGAGGCTGCCGCGTCGGCCGCCCGGTGGGTAGTGGAAGGCCGGGTGCACGCCGGCCGGGATCTGCTGGACCTCGCCGGTGCGGGCGTTGACGTAGGGCGTTGTGGGCACCCTGGGCGACTCGCCCACCTCCAGCCCGCGGCGCTGCAGCTGGGCGGCGGTCAGGGCGAAGACGCGGCATTTGCAGCCCCATTCCTTGACCGGCATGTGGTTCTGCCAGAAGGGATCGTCCACCGGCAGGACTAAGCCGTCCCAGGCCTTGTGCTGCAGGCGCGGATTTTCCGAGTTGCCGCCGTCGTACTGCAGGTAGGGAAAGCTGGCTTTGCGCGCCTGGATGCGCTCCCACAGACCCTCGCTGTGAGCGGTGCGCAGGTTGGTGTCGTAGATGACCTTGAGCCGGCGCGGGCTGCCGAGCTGGACGTCACGCGCCTCGCCAGTGAGTGGGTCTTGCCGGGTCTGCCGGCCCCACCAGCCCTTTTGCTGCAGGGTGGGGATGAGGCGCTTTTGAAACTCCTGCAGGGTGGTGCCTTCGGCCAGGGCGCGATCGACCTCGGCGCGGATGTCCTGGAGCAGGTCCAGCTGCATGGCCTTGGCCACGGTAAACGCGGCCTGATGCTGGGCCTGCCAGACGTCGCGGTAGTCGAAGCCGACGGCGTAGCCCTTCTGGCGGAAGTAGGCGATCGCCTGTTCGGGTGGCAGCGCCTGCAGCTCGACCATCAGACGGCTCCCGTCCGGCCAGCCAGGTGGCCGGCGAACATGCCCTGGGCGATCAGCTCGACGAGCTGGCCGGCATCGAGGTCGGGGATGACCTCGGGCAGGCGCTCGCGGAATTCCTCCAGGCTCTTGCACTGGGCAAGCAGCTGCTGCACCGGCTCGGCCATGCGGGCAACGGGTTGCCACTGGCCGGCGAGCTGCTCGGCCAGGTCATCGAGCGGGTCGGCCTCTGCCTCGGCCTTGAGCGCGGCGACCCGCGCGGCGGCGGTCGGCTTGGGCTCGGCGGCGGGCGCACCGAGCACGGCATCACCCTGACCCGGCTGCGGGATACGCAGCTTCTCATGGGCCCAGGCGACGGGGATCTGCATGCCGGCCTCGACCAGCTTGGGCAGGGCCTCGGCGTAGGTGGCCATGTCCTCGGCTTCGACCAGGTCGAACTGGAAGCGCGGCAGGCGGCGCGGGTCGCGGTCACCGCCGCGGTTGAGTACCAGGAGCGGATAGAGCAGGTACTGGCGCAGGGTGGTGGCGACTTGTTTGGCATCGCTCTTGAGCAGGTCATGGCGCACTTCGTTGTGCACGTTGCCCAGGGCGTTGGTGCTGCTCTTGCCGTCGGCCTGGCTGGTGAGCGTGCCGCCGAGCACGGCCTTGGACATGCTCTTTTCCGCCCATTGGACCATCCAGTCGAACGGGTCATGGGTGCCCTTGGCGGCTTCCTTGAAGTCGATGGCCATGCCTTCGGGGATGATGCCGGCGGCGTTGTGGCCGATGTTGACCACGGCGCGCAGCAGGGTGGCCTTCTCGTCGCCGGAGGCGCCGGCCGGGTACTTGCCCAGGCGCACCGGCAGGCCGTAGATCTCCAGGAACTCGGCGAGATCGCGCACGGCGTAGTTCTTGAACAGGTACGGCCAGGCCAGCACGCGGTAGAGGCCGCCGCGCGCCACATAGCCGGACTTGGCCTTGTGCTGGTGGACGATCCAGCCGAAGGGGTTGAGCGCCTCGCCCTCGGCCGAGCCGTCGCGCAGGCGCAGCTCGTTGCGGGTAGCCATGTCCAGCTGGAACCAGGACGCCTCGCGGTAGTTGAAGGCGGCGGGCAGCCACTCGCGGCCCAGGCGCTGCCAGTCCAGCTCGATACAGGCGAAGCCCTTGCCGATGGCATCGAGCAGGTCGAACAGCAAATCCTCGAAGTCGGGCAGATCCTGCAGGACTTCGTTGAGCCAGTCGGCCTCGGCCTGCTCGGCGGCGCTGGGGTCGCGTGGCGGCAGCACCGTCCAGTCGACGGTGGTCAGCGCGCGGCGGCGCTTGCCCATCTCGGCGAGCAGGTGGGCGTCTTTCTCTTCCATGTCCTGGAACAGCTCGCACTGCGCCTTGATGTCGCCGCGCTCGGCTGCCTGCAGGATGCTCGCCAGGCGCGGCGGGGTCAGCCCGCTGGAGGGGTGTTCGGCGTATTCGGCGTGCAGCTGGGCCAAGCGCGAGGTCTGCTGTTCGCGCAGGACCTCCCTCTCGAAGGGCCTGCCGTGGATGTCTACGATTGCCATGGATGCTCCTACCAGGCGCCTTGCCAGTTGCCGGGTTGATCGTCGTCGCCACCGGCCCAGCGGTCGGCCTTGGGCGGGGCGGGGGTGTATTCGATGGGGGCGGCCGGGGTGCGGCTGGCGGCATGGGCCAGCACGCCGGCGACGGCGGCGTCGCCGTGGCGCTTGCCGCCGCCTTTCTCGGTGGTGCGGCTGTCCGGTACGCGCGGCACGCCCTTGATGACCTTGAGCGCGCGATAGTCGTCGACGGTGTCCTTGTCGGCCGGCAGGTCGTAGAGGGTGCCGTCTTCGAGCGCGGCCTTGAACGGGGGCATGTTGTCGCGGTACCAGCCCTCGGTGAGCATCACCTGCTCGATGCGGGTGTGGCCGTAGCGCACGGCTGCCGCTTCGGCGATCGCCTGGCCGTTGCCCCGGGCATCGTTCTTGCCGCCTAGGAAGTTGGGCAGCCGGTCGACGATGAAGAAGAGGATCTGCTCTTGCTGCTTGAAGGGGACGTTGCGCAGCTCGACCTGGAAGGCCTGGCGGCGGCGCAGGTCCTGCTCTTGCAGCAGCGGCACGATGACGGACAGGTCGCCGCTGCGGCCGAAGTCCATGCCGTAGAAGCTGCGCGCCTCGCGTGGCATCCGTTCCAGCAGCGGCAGCAGCTCGCGCTCGCACCAGGAGAGCGAGTCGGCCAGGCGCAGGTGCTCGGAGATGGTCTCGTAGCCCTGGGGGTAGGCCAGGCGCAGCACCGGCACCTGGCGGCTGGTGCGTTGCTCCAGGAGCGCCAGGGAGAGGTAGGCGCCGCCGCCCTGGCTGGGTACGCAGTCCAGCTCTTCCTCAGCGGCGTCGCCATAGAAGGCATAGACGCTCTCGACCCAGGCGGCTTCTTCCTCGGCTGTCCACTCGATGCCCTTGCGTAGGCAGACGCGGCGATAGAGCCCGTCGGCCACGGCTTCCTTGAAGGTGCAGCGGAACAGCATGCCCTTGCGCTTGCCGGCGCGGATCTCCTCGATCAGTTCGTTGAAGGGGTTGTCGGTGCCATCGTGGGTGCTGATGACATGCACCTCGCCGCCCCAGATCAGCAGGGCCAGTGCCGCCTTGAGCAGCTCGCGCAGGTCCTGGTGGAACGCCGCCTCGTCGATGACGACCACGCCCTGGCGGCCGCGCAGGTTGGACGGCCGGCTGGTGAGCGCGACGATGCGAAAGCCGGACGGGAAGCTGATGGTGAAGGTCTTGATGTGCTTGTCCGGGTCCTCGTCGGGCCAGATGCCTTCCTCGATCTCGCTGGCGGCATAGTTGAACGCGCGCGCCCACATGGCGCAGGCCTGGATATATTCGACCGTCATGTCCTGGTTGTAGCCCAGGTAGTAAACGGTCTGGCCGCCCGCGCTGCGCGCCGAGGCGGCGACCAGGACGTTGTCCGCGGCCTCGGCCCAGGTGAGGCCGATACGGCGCGACTTCTCGCCGACCTTGAGCGGGGCGCGCAGGCCGATCCAGTTCTTCTGGTAGGCGAGCAGAACGGCGGGGATGTCGAGGGCGGCAGTGTTGTCCAGCACTGGTGGCATATTCATGCGGCAAGCCTCGCGGTGGTAGGCTCGCGGTGCCAAATAACCTGCGAGGGACTGTGCCGATGTTCGAATGGTTTTCGACAGCTGTAGCAAGCGCCAACGCTGCCAAGGAGATCAGCAAAAGCCTGATGACCCTTCGCGACGAAGAGATGATTCGCGGCCGGGTTTTTGAACTGACCAACAGCCTTATGGACCTTCAACAACAATTGATGAGGGCGCAAATTGAACAGATGGAGCTTGTTCAGAAAGTGCAGGCGCTTGAAGCTGAAAGGCGAGAAAATGAACAGAAGCGGGAGCTTCAAGAGCAATACGCTCTTTACCAGTTCCCTGAAACTGGGTCTTATGCATATCGGCTGAAGCCATCCCTGATTTCGGTCGAGCAGCCGGAGCACTATCTTTGCTGTACGTGCTGGGATGGCGGCACAAAAGCTATCCTGCAGCCGCGCGCCTATGGTTTCGTCTGCCCTAAATGCTCGCATTTTGTACGAACCAAGAACGACATCTGACTTCACCCCGCCACCCCCAGAATCTCCCGGCGGATCTCGGCCACGGTTTCGGCATCGAGGCCGCCCTTCTTGGCGATCTTCTCCACCTCGGTAGCAGCCGCTTCGGCCTTGGCGCGCACCTCGGCCTGCCACTTCTTCTGCGCGATGCTGGCCTTGCCCAGCTCGGCCACGGCCTTTGCGACCTTGGGCAGGTCGATCTGGTCGCCTTCGGTCATCAGCAGCTTGAACAGGTGTTCCTGGACGAGGCGCATCAGCGCTTCGTTGACGGCGCCTTCCTCGTCCGGCGCGGCGGCGACGACGGCGCGGGCCTGCTCGCTGGCCATCTTCAGCGCCGAGAGGCGCTCCTCGAAGTTCTGCCCGTAGCGGTGCAGCGCCGACTTGCTGATGGCGTAGCCGCGCTCGGTCAGCTCCTGTGCCAGGGCTTCGTAGTCGCTGAAGTTGTTCTCGGCCAGGGCCTGGTCGAGCCAGGCCTTGACCTCGGCCGGGAGCGTGGCGACCTTGCTGCGCGGGGGCATGTCAGGCGCTCCAGTACTTTTCCGGGCGGGCGATGCCGGGGCGGCATTCGACGGTGTACTCGGCGATGTCCACGCCGTAGTGCGTCAGGCCGCAGATCCATACGCCGGAGGGCTCCTTCTTCAGGGTGACCAGGCTGCGGTCGGCGAGGTAGTCCAGCTCGCGGCGCAGCTCCAGGGCGGTGGCGTCGGGGTAGATGCCCTGGATGGTGGCCAGCACCACGGCTTCGTGCGGGTCTACCGGGCGGGATTTGTTCAGGGTCAGCAGGATGTACCAGCGCAGGGTTTCCCGGCGGGCCTTGTCGGCATCAATCATGGCGCGCTCCTTTGAGCAGGACGTTTTCGAACTTGAGGGCCAGGCCGTCGAGCTTGGCTTCGATCACCGACTGGCTGCGCACGAAGTCTTCGCGGCGCACGTATTCCAGTGGCAGGTCGGCCTGGAAGCGCATCAGGGCGCGCTCCAGCTGCTTGACCGTCTCGGCTTCCTTGTCCTGCCGATCGAGCAATTTGGCGAAGCTCTCTTCCCAATGGCGGCTGGCGCTCTGGCGAGCGGCGTCCTGGGCGGCGAAGCGATCGGCCAGGCGCTTCTCGAACTGGGCCAGCAGGAGCTTGACCAGGGCGGTGACGACGGTGGCGAACAGGCTGAGCAGGGCGGTGGCCCAGCCGATCAGCTGGCTGAGTTCCATCTGGAGCATCATGGGGTGGCGTCCTTGCGGAGGGTGAGCAGGGCGGTTACCTGGCTGGCGAGGCCACGGGCCCAGCGGCCGTAGTCCTGGGCGTGGGCGAGGATGTCGGCGGGGCTGACGCCGCTTTCGAGTAGTTCGGCGTCAGTGCCGGGGGCGGCGAAGGGGGTTGTGCCGTGGCGGCTGGTAACGGGGCCGACCAAGGCGCCGGGCACGCCGAGGGCGGCGTTGTAGTCGCGCAGCCAGCCAACAGTGAACACGCAATGAGGCACAGGCTCAGGTGCCTGATCGGGCGTGCGCCGGTATTGAGCGGAGACATGGGCGATGCGGCCCTCCAGTTCGGTGACTTGCTTGGCGTGGGTGGCCTGGTCGGCGAGTAGCTGCGCCTCGGCCGCGTTGGCGCGGGTGACCTGCTGCTGCAGCTCGATGCGGGCCTGCTGTTCGGCGGCAAGCGCCTGCTGCGCCTGGGTGGTGCGTTCGTTCTGCAGGGCGGTGTTGCCCAGCGCCTCGGCGTAGCGATAGCCGAAGCCGTAGCCGATACCGCCGCCACCGGCACCGCAGATGAGGCAGCCGAGCAGGGCGAGCAGCACGCCGGTCGGCAGGCTGGTGAGGCGCTCAAACATGGCGCGCCCTCCGCAGGCGCCGGGCCTTGCGGGCGGCACGGCGCGCCGCGGCGACGCCGGACTTGCCCGGCCGCTCCGGCGGAAAGGGCACGAGATAGCGGCAGCTGGGCACCCACAGCCGCGGGGTACCTAAGAGGCCGTCCAGCAAGCGCAGCAGGCGGGCGATCATGCGTGCACCGCCTGGTGCGTCATCACCCGCAGCACGGCGTTGATCACCGGCAGGCCGACGGCCACCGCGGTGTACAGGCTGACCGGCAGGTGCGGCTGCAGCAGGCCGGTGCCGGCCTCCAGGGCGACCAGGCCGGCCGCGATGGCGTTGACCCACAGCGTGCGGCTGCGGCTCCAGTGCTTGCACTCAGCCATGGCGCACGCCCTCCAGGATGCCGGCCAGGGCGAGGCCTTCGGCGATCAGCTTGTCGCCATACCAGTGGCCGCCTGGTAGCGGGCCGGGGCCGTTTTCATGGCGGACGATGGCCTGCACCAGGGCACGCATGGTGGGGTAGTCGTAGACGTCGACCGTCTCGTCGTCGGGGCCGATGCCGAGCGCCTTGGCGACCTGTTTGGCATAGGCGGGGGTGTCGTTCTCGTGCGCCGGCGCCCAGCGTTCGATGATCTCGCGCACGCTGTCGATGCGGCTGCCATCACGGGCGCGGCGGGCGTCCTGGTAGGTGATGAGCGTGCGGGCAATGGCGCGGATGCCCCACACCGGATGGCTGAAGACGATGAAGCGGGCGTCGCCCGACTGGTCCAGCGCCATGCCCTGCCAGCGGGTGCCGTTGCGCTCGATGTTGCCGGGGTTGTAGTTGCGGATGCCGCGGGGGCTCGGGCGGGTCATGCGGACTCCTTGTGGCCGATGGCCGCCCGCAGCTCGGCCAGGCGCGCGCGGCCGACCTCGGGGGCGGATTGCTTGAGTTCGGATATGCGGCGGGTCGGCTTCAGCGGCGCCGGGTCGGCGGCGGCCGCCTTGCGGTGCAGCTCACGGTGCGCCTTGACGGCATTGCGGCGCGCCTCGATGCGGGCAATGCCGTCCTTGGCCATGGTCCGCGCGATGGGCCGGAGTTCGATCGGGCAGCTAGCGAAGATCTCGCGCTGGCGGGCGACGTCCGGGTAGGCATCGACGATGGCCTGGGCGTAGTCGCGGGCGTGGCGCAGGGGGCGCTTGGGGGCTTCGATATCCATGCCGCCATGTTCCGTGGCGGCTGGATATCAGGGGATTCTGAGGGGGTTCAGTAGATACAAAGAGCCCCGCATGGAGCGGGGCTTTTCACTTCATTGCGGCTGCATGGCCTGCCTGAAGGTTCGCTGAGCGACTTCGTATTCCTTGGCAAGAAATGCGATGAGACAGGCTACGCCATCTCGGTCGACGACGCTCAGGTCTTGCTCGGGGATCATCAAATCGCCCACGGCATCCAGACAGCGGGTCAGGGTGCTGATGCGCGACATGGCGCATTCTGCGGCAGGGCTTAGCATAAGCGGATTTCCTTGAGTGATTGCCACATGGCATACCCGAGGATAACGACACTTTTCCAAGACCCAACAAGCCCGAGCGGAAATTTTTTGGGCTTGCTGAACTCCGATTCTATGGTAGCTGCTGACCCCTTTCAAAACGGAAAGCCCCGCTTCGGCGGGGCTTTGCTCAGAAGTCTTTGAGTGAAAGGTCGGGGTTGGCTATGGCTGCTTCGCATGCCGCCGAGTCTTCTTGCCAGCGCCTCTGGTCATACTTTGCCGCCTCGCCTTTGTAGCCTCCCACAGCGCAAGTGGTCGCATAGGCCTGTACGTCGATCATCGCCTGCCGGCAGTCGCTGTAGGGGAACAGCGCGCGATATTTCAGATGGTCGTCTGGCCACTGCTCAATTGCTGCATCGGCATGCTTGGCTGCTTGATGGAGCTTTGGTACAGCGCGCGCGACGCAGAGTTCGGTGACTTCGTTGCGCAGATCCTTGGCTGCCTGGAGTAGTTCCTTGGCCTTAACGGCGGCCTCGGCGTCGGTGTAGACGCTTTCGATTTCGGCTGAGGCTAGTGCAGGCACAAGAAGCGCGACAGCAAGAACTACGGACTTTTTCATGTACACCTCCATATGTGAAAAGCCCCGCTAACGGGGCTTCGAGAGTCTTGGTCTGTCAGTGAAACAGGTCGCCAGTTGCATCAGGGCCGGGCTGCTTGAGGATCTCCCATACCCGCCGATCCGACAGCCCATTGCTGCGGGCCAGCTCGGCGACCAGGGTGTTGGCGCTGACGCCTTCGCGGACGCCTTGTTCGAACTGGCGGTTGATCTCCAGATCGCGCAGGCGGCGCAGGGCGGCGGAACAGCGGGGGATGTAGAGCGGCACGTTGGCCCAGCGCTCGACCATGATGTTGGCGGCGCGCTCGCCGATGACTTCGACCAGGGCCGCGTGGCGGATCACGCCGAGGCGGCGCACGCCCTTGGCGACCGTCCAGGTGGTGCCGCCGAGTTGGTCGACCAGGCGTTGGGTCGCCGGCAGGCCGATGGCCTCGGCTAGCTCCTGAATCTGCCGGGGCAGTAGGGCTTTCACCTGGTCGAGTTGCATGGCTAGGTCGGTCTCCCGTGGCGTTCGGCATCGTATGCGAAGGCGGCGACCAGGCGTTGCAACTGGCCACTATCGAGCCATTCTACCCGCTCGACCTTGAACATTCGCAAGGCCATCGCATCGGCATAGGCCCAAGGCCGCTCGGCCT